TTTATAGTTCTCTTGGAATACCCATTTATACTATTAGTTGTTTGTTTTTTAGTTACATCATATTTGTCATATCCAAGCTGGGTATCCATTTCTGCTTCCAGTGCTTCTTGAAGAACATTTTTAAACATTTCCTTCATAGCAGCTAGAACTTCATCAGGACTTTTAAACTTTTGTTCATTAACATAATTTCTTAAAATTTCTTTAGAAATATTCGACATAAAAAACTACTCCTTGATGTAAATAATTGTAAATTTATCATCTAAAATTATTGCTTTGAAAGAGTGTTTTTTATTCACTTTACACAAAGTTTTTTAAAGGCTCTAACCAAATTCAAATACCTTTAAATCTAAATTAGATTTTTATTAAATATATTTGATAAACCAAGAGAAGATATTTTATTTTTAATATCTAATGAGTTTATGGTATATAATCCTGCTTTTTTCATTCTCTCAAAATATTCTGAACCAGCAAAGGTATATCTGTTTTTCCGTCCTTCTTTAGTACGGATTTTATAATTTGCATAGTTTATTATATCCCCTATAACTGTGTCCTTTGGAAGTACTAAAGTAGGCATTTTAAGTGCATATCGTACAGCATTATGTCCTGCTAGAGAACCTGTACAAATAGCTTCAGTATGACCAACAAATAACCCACTTTTTTCTCCTGCACAAAATAGATTTTCTACATTGTTTACTTTTAGATCATCAGAAACGGGTGCAACAGATAAATACCGTATAGAATTTCCTTTTCCTCCAGAATAAGGATCTACGAATTTGGCGTTCTCTAAACCGGGTATTTTTCTTAATTTATCTAAGGGATAATAAGAGGTCATAAGTTTTACATGTGCTAGGTGAACAAAACTGCAACATAGTATTGGAAAAATCTATATCAGGTAATTCAATTTCTTCAAAATCATCTTTATCGGAACCTATAAATTTTATAAATACTTTTCCGTTGTTGTTTTTGTCTCCGTACCAGTATATAACATCTATCAATGTATTAATAATCTGTTTTTGTTTGACACGTGGGAGCTCATCTATTACTGCACAATCGCATAATATATTTTCTATTAAATCTAAGTTGATTTTTTCCACTTTATCCTTTTTGCTTCCATCATCAAGAACAGTTAGCCTCTTTTCGATTTCTATGCATTCATTTTTTATAGATTTAATTTTATCAATCATTACATCTTCTATATCCTTACTTTTTGAAAGCATATTTAGTAGATTATCAATTTGATTTTTCTTTTCGGTTAAAGCTTTATCTAGTAACATTTTTTCGCTTTTGCTATCATCTTTTAATTTAGAATTATAATTTTCTTTCAACCTATCCATAAATTCTTTTTGTTCATTGCCCAGCTTTTTTAAGCTTAATAATACCAAACTTTCAAGTTCTGCAGCTTTAGCATTTTTATTATCGCAAAATTTTTTGTGTGATTTTCGTTTTAGTGAGCACACATAATAGAAGAGTTTTTCTCCAGTAAGTTTAGAAACTCTTCCATGTTGTACTAGCATATATTCTTTACACCGGCCACATTTTAATTTTCCAGTCAATAAAGCATTATGGGTTTTACCTAATCTAGGAAAAGTATCTTTATTTCTATCAAATTGACTCTGAACCTTTAACCATAGGTCAGGTTCCAGTGCTCCCGTTATATTGCTTACAGAAGCGAATCGTTCGCTTTCGGGATTGAGGGATTTAGTACGCTTACCATTTCTTATTACTTGTCTAGTTTTATTGTATGTGAGTAAGGAATGAATATTATCTGCTTCACCATAAATGTTCCATCCATTCGATTCCAAATATTCAATTACTGCTGCATTAGCTTTTACATATATAGGATTCTGGAGGATGATTTTTAAAGTGGATTTTTCAAATAAAATATTATTTTTTGATTTTATTTGATTTTCAGTCATATATACTTCTAACTTATGGAGGCTACCAACTTCTAAATATTTTTCATATAAAAATTTAACGAAGTCCATTTCCTCCTTATTTATTTCAAGAATAGAAAATTCTCTTTCTAAACCAGATTTATCTCTGTATTTTTTTCTTTTAGAGGTAAATCCTAAAGGTATTTTTCCTCCGGTCCATCTACCATTCTTAGCTAATTCAAGCATGTTATCTTTTACACGTTCAGCGATTGTTTCTCTTTCCAGTTGTGCAAACACACTGGCAATATATATCATGGCCTTTCCCATTGGAGTGCTTGTATCAAACTGCTCCTTTATGCTTATAAAACTTACATTATAATTTTGTAATAATTCTAAAGTAGAAGAGAAATCAGATACATTTCTGCTGATACGATCCAACCTATAACATACTAAATAATTTACCTTTTGAAGCTTTATATCTTCAATTAGCTTTTTAAATTGAGGTCTGTTTATTGTACTGCCACTAAAGCCCTCATCTTCATAAATGAAGAAATCTACATCTCCCTCTAAATGATTAATAATATATTGCTTACACATTTCTATTTGGTTTTCTACAGAATCTCCCTTGCCAGTAAACTTTGATTTTCTGCTGTATACAGCTACCTTTAGCATTACTTTTAACCCCCTTTGTAGCATTTATTTTATTATATCATTTTTTATAAATTTAAAATTATCTATTGTGAAGTAACAATATTGCTAAATCTAACATAACATAAGATGGATATGTTTTTAATACAGGAGTTGTTTGAATGTATTCAATTATTATTTCAATTCCAAAGAATAAAGAAGAACTTAAAAAAAGATATGCGGAACTTCTTGCGGATGCAGTTACAGAAGAACTGACACATGAGGAGCTTGGATACTTGATATCTGAATTTGATAGGAGAGAAAATATTAAAGATACTAAATAAATTACTTAAAAGAGGATAAAATGATTAACTATAGCTACATAAACATCTTATAATTTGATTTTAAAATTAAGACTAAATAAGTTTAAATATAATATAATTGTGGTATAATATATTTAAAAGAAGCCGTTACGGTTTTTAAGATTAACTATTTTTAGCGTTTAAGAATGCACTTTGTCGGAAAGGTGCATTTTTAGTTTTTTGAGTTCTTTTCTTCGGCAGTTATAGAAATTTCACTTTCAGTCAAATTTCCAACCGAAGACTTACCTTTAATTTCAAGTCTATCTTTTAAATATGTTCCTATAATCACCATAGCTGTTAAGCCAAGTGATGTAACACATATAAATCCTAATGCAATGATAGTTTCACCCAAATTTGCCACCTCCTCTGCTGTCTATTAACCGCAACGACCTCTTTGTAAGAGATAAATTCCGGGAGATGGCCAACTAAAAACATTTTTATTCTCTTGATCTATATTATATCATATATAGAAATTATTTCTCTTTTAAATTAAGAAGCGATATAATGTAATAAAATATGGAGAGGTTTTTGCTATGCAAACTATAAATGTTAGTTTAACGTTAGAACAAATCCAAACAATTATAGAAGCTTTAGAATTTACTGATTCTGAATTTAGCTCCTGTAATGAATACGAATTTTCGGATGAAGCTAAAATATGTAGACATCTCAAAAGTATTATTGAAAAAAATAATTAAAAAAGAGTATCTACTAGAATTTTTACTAAACCTAATCTTTATAATCAGATAAAAACTCAAGCATTTTAGTTCCGAATTCAGATAGTATATATTCTGTTTTTATATCTGTGCCAGTTTTAAGATCACCCCAGTTAAAAGGGTTGGTATAATTTTTATATATAAGAAGTCCCATAGCTACAAGTTTATTTTTAGCAACTATAGTGGTACTCTCAGAGTATGTGTTCATAGGTTGAGAATTATCACTATAACTTTGCAAAACTATGTATTCAAGATAGCTCATGTTGCTAAGCGTTTTTAAGAAAAATTCATTTGTATATATGTCGTTAGATAAATTCTTATAAGCATTTGCCCACAATTGTATTTTATCTCCAATTAGTTCATTACTTACTTTATCTATGATATAATGTAACTGTAATTTAAGATTATTGTCAGAATGTATTTTGTCTAGTAACTTGTCAATATTCTCTTTTGATAAATCTCCGTTTAATATTTTACCAATGAATTGCTCAGAGTTTTTCTTTCTAAAGGTTGAGTATCCTTTTAGAAAGATTTCAATGCCTTTAAATATTGCAGTTATCATATTTTGATCTATATCATTCATTAAAATACCTCCAAAGGTGGTGAGATTTTGTATATTTATTTTATTGGTGCTGTTATTTTAGGATTAATTATATGCCTTTTTTCGGCACTTAAACGTATAGTTATACTAGAGTATCAAATTAATCATTTACTAGTGACAATATTTCCAGAGGAAACTGCAAGAAAATTGATAGATGTAAAATTTACGGATACAAATGAGCCTTTAAAAAAATAGGCTCTTTTATTTATCTGAATCTCTAATTTTAATTAATATATCTATTTAACACCTCAATTAATTTATCTGAATATGAGTATAAATCATCTAAAGAATTTAATTCATATTTTGTATGAGTTTTATCTTCATTAGGTAATGTCAGTATTTTTTTTACGTTAATATATAATCTACAAATCCATTTTCTTGTATTATTATCAAATAAGATTCCAAAATATGATTCGGTATCTTTGTATGTAATATGTGATAAATCAACGTTGTTTCAGAGAATCGATTTTATTATTGCGTATGCTTCGAGTTCTTCTACTGTAGTGAGAATTTTGTGCTTATCTTCAGCAACATCCTCTGTAACAGCAATCTCTTCTTTTGATGTATTAGTAACTTCTGAATCTGTTCCTTTCAATGTTTCCCTAAATTTATCACTCATAGTTTCATTAATAAATTGGTTAAGTGATTTTTTTACTATGGGAATAAATTTTTCTATAATGGAAGATGTTCTTCTGCCTTCATATATTTCTCCTAATATATAATTAGCAAAATCTTCGGATGGTTTCTCTATTTGTTTTTTTAGAAAATCCTTTATAAGGCTTGTATATTTTAAATCAGATGCAGAATTAATGATGGCATCTACATCCAGTTCATCTTTAGAAAATCGTTTTAAGTATTCAATAGAACTATCTTTTAAATCAAATAAATTAATTTCGAAGAATGGTTTTTCATCCATTTTATTTGGTTCATCTAGATCAGCGTAAAATCTATATTTTATACCATTAGTTAAAATTCCGAATTTGGCTGATGATGTGGTGTAATATCTAAAAAGTTGAGAACCATGTTTGTCAAGAGTATCATTGCAGTCTTTTGCCTTTACAAGAATTGTAGGAATTCCATTTATGATAATTGCATAATCAACCTTTTCACCCTTTTTTACACCATAATCAGCATCAAACTCAGGACAAAATTCAAGGGGGTTGAATACATCATAACCTAACATTTGGAAAAATGGTAATATTAATGACTGCTTGGTTGCCTCTTCTGTTTTAATCTGATCTACTAACATCTCAGCTCTATCTGATAATGCTTGTATTTTTTCTTTGATTTCCATTTAAACCTATCCCTCCCTATGTATTATATTTATAAAATTTATATTTAACTAGTTTTGTAATTGCAAGGTTTCAGTATTTTTTCTTCAATTCATTCAACAAATGTCTTGATCCAAAGTGGCTGATTGTTCGTCTTTATTCTTATCAAGATTTTGTTTAATCTTAAGTAGTTCAATATATTTTTCAGCTTCTTTTTTTAAATCATCATCTAAAGAAGTTATATCATCTATTAGTTTTTTATCTATTTCGGAAATTTTAGATTCATCAATATTTTTATCATTTGAATTACCGAGTAGATAATCTACAGATACATTAAAATATTTTGCTAATTGATTTATAAAATCAGCATTTGGAGTTCTTAAATTATTTTCATATCTTGATAAGGTAGATTTAGTTGTGCTTAAAGCTTTAGCCAGTTCTTCTAATGTTATATTTTCTTCTGCTCTAAGCTCTTTCATTCTTTGATTAAAAGTTGCCATAATAACACCTCTTTAAAATTATAATAGCATCTAGTTGCCAAATATAACAACTAAGTTGCCAAAAATAAAATATTTTTTATTAAAAGTTATTGACAGGTTGCCAAACGTATAATATAATAAAGTTACCAAATAGATAACAAAATGGAATGAGGTGAAAGCATTGGAAAAGAGGAAGGCTAACTTTAAATTAAAAGGGTTAAGAGTAGAACATAATTTAAAGCAGTCTGATATAGCTAAGAAAATTGGTGTGTCAGAGTCTACGTATAACAGGAAAGAAAATGGGTATGCTGATTTTTCAGAGACTGAGATGTATAAAATCAGCAAAATTTTCAAAAAAGATCCTGCTTTTATCTTCTTCAATAATATTTTTTTTGATGATAAAGTTGCCAAATAGATAACAAGGCAAAGTAAAAGGTAACAGTTAATTAAAGCATATCAAGTTTATAAGTAGATATAAATTATCTTAAATCTACTTATGAGTATTGATAAAAATTAATATTCTACAGCGAGGGGAGGTGACATAAGGAATGATAGGAACTGCGATAAAGGAAGCTAGGGAAGAAAAAGGAATGACACAGCAAGAATTAGGTCAGATGAGTTTTTTATCAGACAAGACAATTTCTGCAATAGAAACAGGCAGAAGAAATCTTACAAAAGATAATTTGAGAATTATATGTAAGGAGTTGGACAATCCCTTCATATATTTTCAAGCTGTTAGTGAAGTAACAGGAGATGTATTTAATATTAATTGGCTGGATGGAGAAGCTGCTGATTTGCATAGGGCAGCAGTAAGGGAAAAAGTGGTAGAAGAATTTGACGAAGCAATACAGGCTATATCTTTGGTCAAAACTTCTAAAAATCCAAAGACTTGCACTATGGAAGATGTTCAAAACATAGTTGAAAGTATTCAAGAAACCATAGATGTATATAACGCAAGTGCAATCTATATAGCAGTCATGTGTAAGGAATTTAATTTAAACATTCAGGAGATGTTTAAAGTTCAGAAAGAAAAGCTCATTAGCAGAAAATACATCAAAAGATAGGAGGTACTTATATGTATTCAGCAGTTGTATCACTACCGAAGGACAGGACAGAACTTGTTAAAAAGTTTTCTATACTACTTGCGGATGCTGTATCCGAGGAACTCACGCATGAGGAGCTTGGGTATTTAATCTCTGAATTTGATAGGAGGCAGGGAAGCAAAGGAAGGCAAGTGACAAAATGACCAACTCAATAAAAATTAAAATGGATGTATTTGCAGGAGCACAGGTAACACGCAGAGAATTGGCTCAAACAATTATCCAAGAACTATGTTACCCGCATGAAAATATTGATTACTATACTAATAATTTAGGGAGTCTACCCTTAAATAAATATTCCGAGGAATTGGAGAGTATGGAACGACCATGCAGGAGGAGAAGGAGGGGAGTATAAATGGATTTAAGTAAATTATCTGTTGATGATTTAAAAAACGCTATTTGGACCTATAACAATGGTATGGTTCCAATTGGAGGACTAGATGTAGAAAGGTATCGTATGGAACTTATCCTTAGAGGTGAAAATGGCAAAGGATATAGAGAGGAGTAGGAATAAGTGAAGTATATAGATAAAAAGGGCAAGGAAGTATTTGTTAGCCAGGGCTTAGGAATGAAAGAATATGGTTCATTTAGAAAGAGTAAAGCAGGAGGACTTCACCGTGTAAAATCCCCAATGATGCCAATGGCTTCATCCAGAGAAGAAGCTCAAAAGAACTTGGATTTATGGGCTAGGAAAAATGGATTGAAGGCAGTTGAGGAGGTAAAGAAGATGTTTGATGCTACTGTGGTAAAAGGATACAACAGACTAAATGATGCAGACAAGGAGCTTTTCAAAAGATTTTGCAAAAAGTTTTATGATGTATGGGAATTCCCAGAGCAACATGCACCAGTGAAAATACAAAGAGTGGAGAATTATTTAAAAGTAACCCTAAAGGATGGGGTATGGTTGCACATTACTAAGGATTGTGAGTGGTATTAGATAGGGAAAAAGAGAGGAGGAAGAACAGTGAAGGAAAATTGGTATGCGCTTCTAATAGCTTCACAACGTCCAGTTGGTGTAGAACAGGCTTTTAGAATAATGAATGGGGATTCAATAGGAAGGAAGAAGAAATATTCCAAATTCACACAAGATGATATTGAATGTATGGAAAGTCTGAAAAGTGAAGGATACACATATAGGCAAATTGGAAAAGTATATGGCATATCAAGGGATGCTGTGCGTTCAAGGATTAATAGAAGAAAGCAGGTGCAGTCATGACCATAGAAGCTGCTAGAGATAAGTTACATGAATGTATGGATTTATATGACTTATCAGATATTAGAACTTTAGAGGCTAGTCAAGAAATGGACGAGTTTGTTAACGAAGAAATGAGAAAAATGATGGAGGGGAAGAAGGGGAAGTATGACACAGCTAGGAGTTCAAGTATTAGGAGTTTATAGCCTTATGGCAGTTATTGCACTAGCTATATATCACACAATCAGATTTAAAAGAGAAGATG